TGGCCACAGAGAGAAAATTAAAAAGAAGATGAGATTTAAAGATTTTATAAACGAAAGCATTATTGATATACCTAGAAGGACTTATGCGCCTAAAGTATTTGATGACGCTGACACTAATAATCCTAAGATTAAAGATAGTGTAATGAAACAGATTAATACTCAATTAAAAGAGTTTGAATCTGAATACCCTATTTTAAAGACTTCTTTGATAGGTTCTATTCTAACAAAAAGATATAGAAATGACGCAGACTTGGACATCAATATTTTATTTGATGTACCTACAGACAAACAAGAAGAAGAAAGAACTAGATTGTCGAAAAAGTATTTGTCTGCTAAGAATCCAGATAATATCCAAGGTAAATTAATACCTGGTTCTGAGCACCCTATCAACTTTTATTTTATAACAGATAAACAAACTTATGATGACCAAAACAAAAAGGCTGATGCCGTGTTTGATATGGAAAGTAACAAGTTTATTAAAAGACCAGAAAACTTTACATTTGATAAAAATTTATATTTAAAAGACTTTGAAAAGAAAGTACAAGAGTTAGATGTAATTAAAGGTGAATTAAAAAGAGATATTATAGATTACAGAGAATTAGAAGAATTAGAACCTAACGAAGTATTAAATCTACAAGATAAAATCAATATCAAACTTGATGAGATAGAAGACAGTATTGAACAGATTGTAAAAGTAGGTGACGGTGTTGACGCAGATAGAAGAGCTGCATTTGATAAAGATATGTCACCAGATGAAATACAAAAGTTTGGTATTAAAAACAGATTACCTAAAAATGTTATTTACAAAATGTTAGAGAAATATCATTACTTAAAATTTTATAAAAAATGTCAAAAGATATTAGATGATGGTAAAGTAACACCAGATGAAGTAGATGATTTAGAAATGCACGAAGCTAAAAAGACAGTTGCATTTACATTTGGTAGATTTAATCCACCAACTATCGGCCATGAAAAACTTATTAATAAAGTTAAATCAGTAAGAGCTGATGATTACAGAATTTATTTAAGTAGAAGTGAAGACCCTAAAAAGAATCCATTATCGCCTAGACAAAAACTGGCGTATATGAAAAAGATGTTTCCTAGTCATGCTAGAAACATTATGATTAATACTACCAATATGATACTTGATATTTGTACAGAATTGTATAAACAAGGTTATACAGAAATCTCTATGGTTGTAGGTAGTGATAGAGTAAGAGAATTTGATACAATAATTAAAAAATACAATGATGTAAAATCCAGACATGGTTATTATAACTTTGAAAAAATTAATATTGTATCTGCTGGCGAAAGGGATCCTGACGCTGAAGGAGCAACAGGTATGTCAGCAAGTAAAATGAGAGCTGCAGCTGCCAAAGGTGACCTATCAAGTTTTTCAAAAGGTTTACCTAGTGGTGTGAACGCAGACGCCCTAATGAAAGATGTAAGACGAGGCATGAGATTGGCCGCTAACTATCATTATATACAAAATGTTAGACCAATTGCTAGCCTTGAAGAATTTGAACAAAAACAAATTAGAGACCTTTACATAAGAGAAATGATATTTAATATAAATGATGAAGTTGATTATATCAAAGAAGATGTAAAAGGTAAAGTAGTAAGAAAAGGTACAAATTATATTGTACTTGAAGATAACAATAACAATTTACATAAAGCATGGATTTGGGATTGTATTCCAATTCCAGCAGACAGAGAGGTAGAAGTGAGAGAACATGATTTAGATGTTGACTATGGCTTCGAAGCAGTATCAGAAATTAAAGAAGATTTAGACGCTCAACCACAAGATAGAGATGTTAAAAAAGTAAAAGGCACACAACCTAAAAAGTATTATAAAAATTTAAGTAAAGATACTAAAAAGAAAAGAGCCGACTATTTTAAAAGTAAAGATACTACAAAGAACGACAACAAACCAGCACCAGGCGATAAGGATGCTAAGACAAAACCGAGTATTCATACACAAAAATATAAGAAGATGTTTGGTGAGTTTAAAAAGAATTTACATGACGCTTGTTGGACAGGTTACAAACAAGTTGGTATGAAAAACAAAGGTGGTAAACAAGTACCAAATTGTGTACCAGAAAGTATGAGTATGGAAGACGCAATGAAAGTAAATGGTTATGTACCTGAATCATATGAAATAGGTAAAGACTATGCAGACCACACAAAGAGAGTAACACCTGGCCAGAGTGTGGAAGTAGAGAAGAAAAAAGGTATTATTGACAGAGAATCTAGTCCAGATGAAAAAGATATTAAAGAATGGGCAGCTTCAGATGAAGTAATAGATAAATATAAGCAAAGATATAAAGAGGAATGGTCAAATAAACTTAAAGAAGTTGTGACCAAAATGATAGATAAACTATGAAAACTTTAAAAGAATACGAAAACATTGATAAATTGTGTGAGGAGTGTATCTTCGAACATGAGGCTGAGGGTATTTACGAGGCTGAATATCAAGGTAAAAAAGTAACATTGAATAATCCTATGAGAACTCCTGGCGGACCTAAAAAGTTTGCCGTTTATGTCACAAACGAAAAGGGTAATGTGGTCAAAGTGACTTTCGGAGACCCTAACATGGAAATTAAACGAGATGACCCGGCACGGAGAAAGTCTTTTAGAGCAAGGCATAACTGTGAAAATCCAGGTCCTAAAACTAAAGCTAGATATTGGTCGTGTTATCAATGGAGAAGCGGAGCAAAGGTAGACAACTAAAATGAGTAGATACAGACAAACTATGAGTGACTTACTAGAACAAGTAAGAACTCCAAAAGACGACATTACAATGATGTCAGAATCAGCAGATTACTTAAAATCTAAAATGACTGATACACAGATTAACAATATCAAAAAAACTTGGGCTATGAAGACAGCAAAAGATGTCACACCAGCTATTAGAGATATGATTAAAAAGATGGATATTCCTACTCAATTAGCCATCAAACACGCAAACATTAATCAGTTGTCTAAATTAGTTGAAGCAGATGACCACGAAATATCTATGGCAAGAGGTGAACTTGAAGCAGTTGCTGATAAGGCTCTAAAATTATCATCAATGTTACAAGACAAATCAGATGACGACCAACTTGAAGCATGGGTACAATCTAAAATTACAAAAGCAAAAGACTATATCAATTCAGTTGTAGATTACATGACATATAATCCAGACTTTGCTACTGAACATATGATTGAAGCATTTTCAGACCAACAGATTGCTAAGTTAAAAAAAGAATATGAACCTTTAAGAGGTGCAAGAATTTCAGTTACTAACGCAAACAAACTTGGTGCTATGTTTACAAAGTTTGATAGTAATAAAAATGCTTTAGAAAAATTATATGGCGGTAATATACCATTTATTTCACAAATGGCTATGGCTAGATTAATTTCTAAACATGGTTACACAGCAGATAAAATTAAAAAAATTAAAGTAGCTGAAGAAGTAGAAGTGTTAGAAGAAGGCACAGGTACTATCAAAGGTTTTAGAAACGATAAAGAAAAATCAAATATGATTTCTCTTGCAAAACAACATAGTCTAAAAGTAAAAGAAGTTTCAGGTGGTATAGAACTATCTGGTAACATGAGAAAGATTTTAGATATGCAGTTAGCTGCTCAAGGTAATGGTTTAAAAGCTGAAGAATATATTAACGAAGGCAGAATGTCAGAGATTGACGCAATGAGAAAAGCAGGTGCAACAGCAGCTGATATTGCAAAAGAATTAAAACTATCTGTTAAAGTAGTTAAGTCTATTTTAGGTGAAGAAATTAAACCTGAAGATGACGAAGCAGAAAAGCAACCGTCAGTAAAAGATGAACCTAAAAAAGAAACTAAAGAAGACGATAAAGAAAAATTAAAAGCAGAATTAGAAAAAAAAGATGATGAAATTGCCATGTTAAAAACAAAGGCTGAAACTGAAAAAGCAAAGACTATGAAAAAAGAAACTGAAAAGTTGGTAAATCCTGAAACAGGCGAACCACTTTTACAAGTTGGTATTGCTTACAAACATATCAGAGATAAAATGCAAAAAGAAGAAACTATAACAGAAAAATCATTTACATCTCAACAAATTAAAATGGCATATGGTGTTGCAAATGATAAAAGATATAAAGCAGGTAACTATTCAGGTGCTGTTAAAGCTATCGAAAAAATTGCAAAGGGTTTATCTCAACATCCAGATGTACTGAAAGTATTAAAAAGAGTTAATGAAAGTTTAGATGAAATGGCCAAAGACAAAGCATATGCAATTGGTATGGCAACTGCTAAAAAGAAATACAATGACGAACCACCATTAGAGAAAAAAACAATCAAAAAAGGACATGAGATTGCTGATAAACTAATGGGTATGAAAAAAGAAGAAACAATCAAAGAGTTTAAAAAAATGACTGTTACTTTTAAAACTATGGATAAGATGGCAAAAGCCTCTACTGATTTAGCAAAACATGGTTTTACTATTCATGCAAAAGGTTTAGTAATGAAAGTTGATGGTAAAGGTGATGACCTTAACAAGTATGCTACAGACCTTAAAAACTTTTATGGCGCAACAGTTAAGGCTGAAGAAAATGCACCTACTTTATCAGACCTTGAAAGAATGAAGAAACAAGGTTTAAAACCAAAAAAAGAAGAAACACAACACGATTTGGCAAAGATGAAATTCGAACAGATTGCAGGTTTAAAAAAGAAAGCTGAAAAATCTGGAATGCCATATTCAATATTAAAGAAAGTTTACGATAGAGGCATGGCCGCTTGGAGAGGTGGACACCGACCAGGTGCTTCACAGCAACAATGGGCATTTGCCAGAGTAAATTCATTTGTAACAAAATCCTCAGGAACATGGGGTGGTGCAGACAAAGACTTAGCTGCCAAGGTAAAAGGAGAATAAAGATGAGTTATTTAGAAAGTAAAAGTGGTAGCATGAGCGAAGTCGTTAAAGAAATGCAAAAACATTTAAAAGACAACGCCTACCAAGATTTATTTAAAAAAGAATTAGAAAAGACTGGTAAAGGTATCGGCGCAATGTCTGATATGGAAAAGAAAGACTTTTTTAATAAGTTAGATAAAAAATACAAAGGTAAAGACGAGGCTAAAGTTGATGAGTTA